TCGGCGCAAGATATAGGACGGAAAGAAATTGTAGAAATCTTTCACGCTTTGCCTTGCATCGGTCGATATTGAACGCACCTTTATGTATGATCCTACAATGCCAACGTGGCGCAGGACCGACAGACACGAACCGAAAGGAAATGACATCATGGAACGTATCGACGACCTAATCCGCACCGCATCCGCCAGGCATGACATCCTTAGCGACTTCGCGCAATGGTGCGCGGCGCGCGCGCATCGCGCGGATATGTCGGCAGAGGGCGCGCGCCTAGCCGCGCGCGCCGCATCCGACGCAGCCGAACGCGTCGCGGCCGGCTACAGCGGGCGCCTGCCCCACCTGGCAATCTCCAACGCAATCGACGCCGCCGGCTACGCGCGCGCGGCCGCGGCCCTCTCGGCCGGCCGATGCATCGACGCGCGCGATGCTGCGTGTGACTCCGAGCACAATGCGCAACGTGAGTACCTGCGCGCGAACGTCGCGCGTTAACCCGAACCCCGAACCGAAGGAACACCAATGCCCTCTCTTCGCCTTCCGACTCTCTCCCCTGCCTCAGCCGCCCGCGCTCTTCCCCTGTTTGAAACGTCGGAATGGCGTGAGGGATTCGCCCGAGGTATCCGCGCCGCGTTCCATTCGGAAGGGCGCGCCGCCCCGTACCTGCGGCGCGCTATCGCGGACATGCGCGAAACACTCGGTCCGTCCGAACTTTTTGAGGTTTCGGCGCCCGAGCAATCGGGCAATGCGAAGCTTGCGAAAAATCGGGCGGTTACCCTCGCATTTACGGGCGCCTCTGGCGCCGACTCAGGTCGATACAACCCGTGCCCCGCCATCGGGGAATGCGGAAAAATTTGCGTACTTGGCCGGACTTGCGGACTCGCTGCGGCCGGTTTGGCCGACCACATGATCGGCGCACGGTCGCGTCGTCTTATCGCGATGCGGGAACACCCTGTAGCCGCCGGCGCTGAATTGGTACGCTCCGCCGCCCGCGCGGCGCGGCTTGCGGACTCGCTCGGGCTTCGCACAATCGCGCGGTTGAATGTCGGAACCGATATCGGGTTTGAGTCGATTCCCGAAGTTGATTCGCTGCTCGATCGGTTCGGCATCGACGCCTACGCGTACACGAAACGACCCGCCGCGGTCCGCGCTGCGCTCGGCGCCGGCGGTTCGGTCGGTCGCACTCGCATCGTATACTCATGGTCGGAACGCGTGAACGAAACGCTAGCCGCGGAGTACCTTCGTGCGGGCGGCACGGTCGCCATTGTCGTCGGCGGAATAGGCCGCGCCGCGCCAACCGATCGGTTTCGCGCGGTTCGCATCGGAGGCCAGGCGTTCGACATGGTCGACGGAGACATAACCGACGATCGCACGACCGATCCGCGCGGAGTCGTTGTCGCCCTACGCGGAAAAGGACCGCTCCAATCCCTTGCCGGCGTCGATGCCGTCGGCGGATTCGCACTCCGCCCCGACGACGCGCGATTGATCGCCGTCTAAACCGAATTCGCCAAACGTTGTAGACTCGGCTTGCGCACGTGCGCGGGCCGTTTCTTTTTTTGGCGCACGGAGAAAAATTTCTTGACTTGCGAAACTGGCCCGCAATAGCATCTATGCACGTATCGCGGTTGCGCTCGGATTGTTTCTGAAGCCTTGCGCGATATCCTGAACACGTCGACGGATTACGGGGATTCGCGAGAAGCTACCGACGGTTGGCGCCACTCGCCATTCCGGATGAACCGCGACGGATATAGGTGATGGATGAGAGAGAGGGGAACGCGAAGAGACATACGCGCGCGCGTACCCTCTCCGGTCCTATCCCGTGCCACGCGCGAAGCGCTCGCGTGTCAAACTCTCCGAAGCGTATCGGATGGGTCGAACCGATACTCTCCCCGGCGCGCCAACGAACACCCAGCCAATCGACGCGACTCAGCACACCGGAACGAAGGGGGTACCCCGGGGTACAAACCCCCCTCCCCACGAACTACCCCCCTCGGGAACTTTGTTGCACGAATGTATAGCAAGAACATTTGCGATTCCGGACTTGAGCATCCGTGATTGCGCTGCTTGCATGTACCCGGAAAGCCAAATTGCATGGTCTGTATATGCAAAGTTGTTGTCCGGGACTTTTTGTTGCACTCTTGTTCAAGAGGTCTTGCAAATTTGGTCAGTATGCTCTATGCAACGACCTGATTTGTCGTAGGCTTGTTCAAGATGACGGATGAATTGACTCCTGCTGAGTTCTGGGCTGGCTGTCGCGAGAGTGCGCATTGGTTTGTGCCCTACGTTCTTGGGTTTGAGAACGCGATGCTGCACGACCATTTGCAGTGGCATTTGGATGACCGCAACAATGCGTACTGCGAGTTGCCTCGAGCGCATGGGAAGACGAATCAGATGGCGGGCAGGGTTGCGTGGGAGATTGGTCGGAACCCGCTGATTCGCGTCAAGATCGTTGGTTCGTCGGATGATGAGGCGACGAAGACGGTGACGCTGATCCGCAAGATTGTGGAGAGTGAAGAATTTCGTAATGTGTTTCCTGACGTTGAGCCTGACAATGGGAGCACTTGGGGCAACACGAGTTTTACGGTGAAGCGTTCGCGGTTTCTTCGCGATGCGACGGTGGAAAGCGTGAGCGTGTTCGGGCGCGCGGGCGGTCGCAGCGACTTGTTGATTGCGGACGACATTTGTGATCTGAGAAACTCAATCCAGCAGCCGGCGATGCGCGAGCAGGTGAAAGAAGCTTGGAAGACGATTTGGCTTCCGACGCTTGATCGGTCTGCGCACCGGGTTCGGCAGTGGAAGTTTGGAACGCCGTACCACGTGGCCGACATCACGGCGGACTGGAGGCAGTTCCATGCGGAAGAGGGCGGGCTATTCCGCCGGCCTGTCCGCGGCGTTCATAGTCCTTGGCCCGAGGCTTATCCGCCTGAGTTGATGGAGACGCTAAGGAAGGAGTACGGCCCGATCTCATATGCGAGGGCGTATGAGTTGAGTCCTGTGTCGAGCGACCAGTTGGTGTTCGATCACGCTTGGCTCGATCGGTCGCTGTATGAGGGGATGATTCCGGAGCACGTGAAGTTGACGGGGCAGGTGATTGCTGCGACTGACTTTGCGTTCAGCGAAAAGACATTGAAGAAGGGCAATCCCGACTGGTCGGTTTTGATTGTTGGTCATAGGTCGATGGACGGATTTATGTACGTCGATCGAGTTGTTCGGGCGCGCGTGAGTTTCCCTGAGTGGTGTCGGATCTGTGCGCGCGAGTGCCGAAGTTGTGGGGTGAGTGTGTTGATGGCGGAGGGCAATGGTCCGCAGGCGGCACTTGTTCAGCAGCTTTCGATGCACTGCGAGGCGACGAGTGTTGTTCCGTTGATTCGCACGAAAGACAAGCTGACTCGAGCAAGTGAGAAGCAGGCGTTTGTAGAAAGCGGTCGCTTCCGCTTGCGATCTGAGAAGGGGCGTTTGTGCCAAGAGCACCGCGCGCTTTACGACGAGATGACAACGTTTCCTGCTGGGGATCACGACGACACAGTGGATGCGTCTGTGGATTTGATGGAGGCGTGTTCGCGCGCCGGCTACGGCCTTGTGGCCGTTCCGGAATTGAAGACGAGCGGGAAGAACAAGCTTTGGAGGCTCTATGGATGATTTGATTGTTGACGGCGCGAACCTTCCGAAAGAGGTTTCCCAGCCTGTTGCGTTGCCTGTTGAGATGCAGCGGGCGTTCTACGCGAGCGTCGCGAAGATGCTGCGGAACCCGTCGCTTGCATATCGCAAGGACAAGGTTCTGATGAAGCAGATGCGGTCCGATCCGGACTGCATGGCTCCGTTGCAGCAGTTGCAGGTTTCAATCGCGGGGTTGGAGTGGCAAGTCAAGCCTGCATCTTCGGAAGACGTGATGAGCGAGGAGATCGCGGATCGCGTCTCTGAGGTTCTTTCGCGTGTTCCGCGATGGGCTGATTTGTGTCGGCATTTGCTCGAGGCGGTTTGGTACGGCTCGAGCGCGGCAAACTTGATTTACTCAAAGCGCGGATCGCGCGTGGTGGTCAACGATTGGTTGCCATTCCATCCAGACACGCTCGTTGTGAATGTTGAAGGTCAGCCTGGAATCCGAGTCGGACCGAAGTATTACGCCGACATGGACGGTACGGGAGGCGAGACGCAGCAGGGATTTGATTCGCGAGTTCACCTTCTGACGGATCTTGAGATGCGCGCTGTCGTGTGGCATCGGTACATGGTTCAAGGTCCAGACTTTGATGACCCTTATGAGACGGCGTATGCGTACATGGGTCGCGGCGTCCGAGATGTTGTGTGGTGGTATTGGAATCTCAAACAAGCGGTGCTTCAGAATTGGGCGACCTACGCAGAGCGTTACGCGCAGGGCATTCGCGTTGGGTACTACCCGATGGCGAACAAAGAGGGCAAAGAGCAGATGGAAGAGATTCTTCGGAATCTCGTCGGTGATGTGAGTGCGGTCGTTCCGCGGGCAACGCCGGGGCAGAAGGACTATGAGATTGAGATTCTTGAGCCGGGAGCCGCGCGCGCGCAGGTCTTCGCAGATCTAACGGAGTGGCTTGCGAAGAACATCAAGGAATTGATTGTCGGTCAGAGCGCGACAAGCGAAGCGGTATCGAGCGGCATCGGCTCAAACATCGGCACGCAACATCAGAAGACATTCACTCGACAGATGAAGTTCGTCGCAGAAGGTCTTTCGGAAACGATCAACCAATCTCTTGTTCGCGAAATCGTGGACATGAACTTTGGTCCGCAAGAGGAATATCCGCGATTCTCATTCAGCATTGAGAGTCCCGAGATGGAGAAGAGGCTTGAGGCAATCCGCATCTTCGTGAATGAGTTGGGCGGCACGGTGAGCGAAGCTGAGACGCGCAAGATTGTCGGCCTGGCGATTCCCGACGTGAATGAGCCTGTCTTGACTGGAAAGGTTCGCGACATCATTCCGGATATCGAGGGAGACGAAATCGAAGATGAAGGACCAATGCTCAACTCAAAGGGTGTATTCTCGCGAATGAGTGATAAGGAGTTACGCCGAGAGGCGCGCCGACGTCGCCGGCGCGGCAGGAAGTCAACGGGAAACTGTGGAAATGGGTTCGGCGGATTCACTGACTCAAATCGTTGTGCGAGTGGGCCTCACGACTATCCGAAGACCCGAAAGAGTCCGAAGAAGCGCGGCAAATCAAGCAACTCTCGCGAACTTGGAGAGGCGGTGATTCAGAAGCATCGCATTCTCGTCGAAGAGGGCTACCCCGACGATCAGGCGTGGGCGATCGCTTACGACATGGTCGCAAAGGGCGAACACGCGAAGCCGGCGCATGCCGATGATTCTCGCGCGCATCTTGAGGTGATCGAGGATTTGGTTGCGAAGGGGATGAGCGAAGAGCAGGCCGCGCAAGTCGTAAAGCGTCGCATGAAGAATGTGAACGAGAAGCCAGACGGATTTGTGCCTCCGGAGGCGGTCGCCGCGAACGCAAAGCTTGCGCTCAAGGTGCGCGAGTCGAAGCCAGAGTCTCAACAAGGCATGACGAAGGTTGGGATTGCTCGCGCTCGAGATCTCTCAAATCGCAAGTCGATCTCAATGGACACAATTAGCCGCATGTCGTCGTTCTTTGAGCGCCATGAAGTGGACAAGCAGGGCGAGACTTGGGATGAACAGGGCAAGGGGTGGCAGGCGTGGAATGGATGGGGTGGAGATGAGGGATGGGCGTGGGTGAAGAGCATTCTGAAGGAGGCAGACGATGCGCGCGATGCGTGAGGTTGAGCGGTCGATGTCTTCGGCATGGCTTCGAGGCCACCGAACGGCAGACTGGGCAAGGATGGAAACTGAGGTCGCGAAGTCTTTGATTGACAGCTTTGATCGCGGGCGCCGTCTGTATTTCCGGGATCGGAAAGAGTTCGATTCAGCGAACGAGATTGGTTCGGCCCCAATGGTTGAGCGCGCCCGCTCAATGGTTCATCAAACGGTTGTTGAGACGGCTGGGCGTCGCGAGACTTTGGGCGACTACTACGGCTTGACTATGGTCGCGATCTTGTTCTTGCTGTTCTTTGACGAAGACGACGCAACAGTGTTTCGTAGTCTTGAGCGGGGAATCCCCGCGGCAACAGCACGGCGCGCGGCTGCGAATGATGTTGCTCCCGCGCTTGCGCGAAGGGCGCACGAAATCATTACGACCGATGAAACCGCAAGAGCGGTGGTGAGAACTGTGCCGCGTCGAAGTGAATTGACTGCCCGCAATGAAGTACGAAGAGCCTTGAATCTTGGGATTGCAGAGGGTGCTCTGGACGAGCGGCGCACTGATCGCCAGCCAGATCCAGCGCGAATGGCAATCTTCGAGACGGACTATCCACTGTGGATGATTCGCGAGGTGATGGATCGGAGAACTCGCGGCAATCCAAGTGGGGATTTTCCCGACGGCGGATTTCACTGGCAAGTGAATGGATATGTGAACACGATCGACGAAATTATTCGACAAGGTTGTGTGCCGCCTTGTGGTCGAAATTGTCGTGCCACGCTCGTCCCGCTGACATGGCGCATGGCAGAGCGAATGAATCTTCTGACGGACGGAAGATTAGATTCCGCGAAGGTGCGATCCCACAACGGTGATCGGCAAGGCTATATTGATCGCGGGTTGTACCCCGATCCCGTGTATTCATCGTTTCGCTGAATGAGGACTTCCAATGGCAAATGAAATCACAGTGCAGATGTCTTTGAATTGCGGCAAGGGATTTATCTTTGCCGCTGAAGAGTCAGGGTTTGTGCAGGCAGACTTTGCAGGAACCGCAATTGCTCGAGGAGTTCAATCAATTCCGACGTCGGCAACAGCCATCGACATTGGAACACTTACAACCTCTGGCTATGCGTACTTTCGGAACGTGAGTTCTGCAAACTTCATTGAGATTGGAACCGGAACGGGCACGTTCGTTCCCTTCATCAAGTTGAAGCCTGGTGAGGCTGCGTTGCTTCGTTTGAGCACAACGGCTCCGACTGCGCGGGCGAACACACTCGACGTCAACCTTCAGTACACAATTCTCAGCGATTGACGTACCGACCCGGATCGCGCGAGCACGCATCGGGCGCGTCAACGCAACCCCCGCCGGTGGGCTTGGCGGGGGTTGTTTAGTTTTGTTGCACGCTTTCTTTTCATTGGGAGCAATAAAGGCGCAATAATTTGCGCCATCATTGCTTTGGTGTTGCTTTATTGGGCGGATACAGTCGTAATAGCAGCGTGACTGCGTCGCACCAAATTTCTGAGCGCGGTGATAAAGTCGTTATCAAGCGGCTTGAGTTGTTTTCTGGATACGACCCGACGATTGATGATGGCTTGGACGAAGAGATCAAGAAGTTTGATCGCGAGAAGGTTCGTCGGATTGTTGACCGAACCAAGGCTTTCATCTCCCGTAAGCAGCACCCCAGGCTGGTTGTTCTTCACTCGCAAGAGGATCACAGCGAGCCTAAAGAGGCAGTTGGCGCTGTTCTCGACATCGACATGGAGGAGCGCAATGGCGTTCCGTTCATCGTCGGAGATGTTGAGATGGGGCGGGATGAGTTCGATTCCTACGTGGCATCGAACAGGTTCCCCCGCCGGAGTGCAGAGATTTGGTCAGATGACCACATGAGCGAAATCGCCCTCTTGGGACGGGATACGCCCAGGCGTCCTCTCCCAGACACTCGTTTCAGCAAGAAGGGCGAAAAGAGAACCTTTGCCTGTCAGGCCTGCTTCGAGGCTGCGCCCGGAGTCGGCAACGTGTTCATTCCCGGCGCAGACATCAAAAAGAAAGGCTCCGAAATGGCAGAAGAAGCCAAGCAGGGCGAGAAGGACGAAATGGCGAAGCTCATCGCAGAGAAGGACGCAGAGATTGCGCGCCTCAAGGATGAGAATCGCAAGATGTACAACAAGGCCAATGGCGATCCCGACGACGACGACCATGACGACGGCGATGAGGACGAGCGGGAGAAGGAGAAGGCGATGAAGTCCAAGCACTCCCGCGATGCTGCGGCAAAGCTTGAGTTCTCTCGAGAGAAGGCAAAGTTTGAGCGCCGCATCGCGGCACTTGAAACGCAGCTTGCCAAGGAGCGTTTCTCTCGCGAGATCGACGCGATGGCCTCTGAGGGCTTTGCTGTTGAAGCAAGCCGCGACGAGATGATCGAAGAACTCGCTGCGTGCTCAGATCCCACTCGAAAGATCGCATTCTGGCGCGAGAACTTCCGCCGCGACCCCGTCAATCTTCGCATTGCGGGTGGCGATAGGCCGCGATCGGGAGCAAAGTCTTCTGGCGTTGAGGTGACTAAGGAAATGGTCGCCAAGTTCGTCAACGAGGCAGATGGCGACGTGACCAAGTTCAAGACCCTCATGGCCCGCGCACAGTCCGGCGCCTGATTCAACGAAAGCGAGAGCAAACAATGGGTTCTTTCTCTGACACTCCCTCACTTGTCGCATCCGGAACGGTTGCGCCATACACCGCCATCAAGATCAGCGGGCGCAACACCGGAAATCAGGCGACCGCAAACACGGATTTCGTCGTTGGTGTCACCGACGGCTCGGTTCGTCGATATGACAGCGCCAACCACGCCGAGGATGGAGACGCCATTAGCCTTCAAGGTGGAGCGGTCGTGCTCGTGAAGGCAAACGGGGCCTCAACCGCGATCGTCGCCGGCGACTTGCTCAAGGTTACGACTGGCGGTGTATTCATCAAGGCCACCGCGGCAGCCGCGTTCGGCACCGGTCGGTCTTTCTACATCGCACTTGAACCCGCAGCGGCAGACGGCCTCATCATCCGTGCGCTTCGCACCTACGGCCCGGTCATGTCGTCCTGATCCGATCCGCACACCTGACACAAGGAAAATCACATGGCAGACTCAAACATCGGTGGCGGACTTTCGACGTTCATCCCCACCTTCTCTCCTGCAACTGGTCAAGTGCAGGTTGAATTCACTCGCAACGTCAAGAACTTCGCCGTCAATCGTTACACGAAGCTGATCCCGATCTCGACGGTCGCCGGCAGCTATCTGAAGATTCAGTCTGACGAGGCGCTTCGCATCGTCAATGAGGCCGACTTCCGCTGGGCATACGGAGAAGATCGTCCGACCGGCGTGAACAACGACTTCGACTTCGTTCCGTTCCAAACGCAGCGGTTTGAGCGCGGTTTCCACATCCCCTACGAGACAGCCAAGGTCGCCACGTGGGAAATCGTGGCCCAGCACGCTCGCAGCCGCGCGGCGCAGATGATGACGCTCCGCACGAACCGCGCGCTTTCTGTTCTCACAAATTCGAGTAACTGGGGAAACAACTACAGCGCCAACGGCTCAGCGTTCGGATCTGGTGCTGCATACACCAGCGGAAACATCCAGAGGCTCTTCCAGACTGCGATTGAGAAGGTCGCGATCGCGACGGGCGGCGTAGTAGGACCAAACGATCTCATCGCGGTGATGAGTCCGAAGACGGCGTTCAAGATGTCTCAGTCGGCAGAGTTGAAGGAACTCATCAAGTATACGCAGGGTGTTCAGCTCCTTCAGGGCGCTGGAAACTTCTCGCGCTACGGTCTTGCGCCGGGACTCTTCGGCATCGGTGACATCGTGATCGAGGATGCCGTCAAGGTCACGAGCCAAAAGGGCGCGACTCGGGCTGCGGACTACATTCTCGGAACCGATGCCGTTCTGTTTGTCAGTCGTCCTGGCGGACTGACCGGAGCAGAGGGTGAAGCAAACTTTGCCACAGTCACGAACTTTGTGTTTGAGGACATGACGGTTGAGAGCTTTGATGATCCGAAGAATCGCCGGACTCAAGGCTCGATCGTGGACAACAACAAGTTCGAGATGACGGCTCCGCTCGCGGGCTGGTACATCGCGGATATCGCGGCCTGACATTCTCATCCTCCCTGTCATTCGGGGCGGCTGGGCGAAGGTCCAGCCGCCCTTTTGGAGACATGAATGCCTATCCCGTACGCGACCGTTGCTCAGCTCATCTCAACGATTGACGAGCGACTGCTCGCGGAACTTGGCATTGACGCAGAAGCAGACGGTTTGGTTGACGGGTCGAACGCGATCATCGCAGCTGCTCTGACTCGGGCCTCCCACGAGGTGCAGTCGTTTGCACTGAGGGGTGGTGTCTACACCGAAAGCGACCTTGACACGCTGCAAGCGCAGGTGAATTGGGTGCTCATTGGTACGGTCTGCGATCTCGCGTTTGGCATTCTTTGTGCCCGCAGAGGCGGAGAGTTTGGTGACGCAATCAAGGATCGGATCAACAAGGCAAATTCTATGCTTGTGGATCTTCGCGATGGGCGACGTGTATTCCCGCTCGGGTCTACAGTGAATGCGTCTCTTCCATCCGTGTCGGTGATTTCGCAGTCTCAAAGGGGCAACCTTGGGATGGTCGCGGACAGCGAATTCTTCCCGCGCAGAAGGTATACGGTGTCGTGAGAACTCGTCGATCCAAATTCCAAGCCGACGGAGCGTTTTTGAGCAGATTCGTCTCGGCATATCTGTTGGCGATACGAGGAAATCTTGAGAACAGCGAAGGTGACGGAAATCCCCTTGCGGCGCTCAACATTTGGAATGACTTGAATTTCAACGCGGAGCGCGGAACGAAGAAGCGTTGGACCAAGGCCGATCGTTCAAACGACGACAAGCCTCTTGTGGATACAGGAAAACTTCTCGCCTCCGTCAAGGTGCAGGGAATTGAAATGGTTCCTTCAGAAGACGGGCGTCGTGTCTACCGAATCGTGATCGCAGCTGAAGACTATGGTCTTGAGCAGGCGCGCGGAGGAGCATTCTTCAACGTCGATCTTGGTCGAACCAAAGCCATTCGCAGGGCGCGAAACTTTGCGGATATGCGGCAAGGTTACGATTTCGTCACGAAGAAGAAGCTCGTGGTTCCTCCGCGCCCCTGGAATCGCCTTGCTCAAGGCAAGATTCGGCAAATAGCAGAACAAGCAGCAAGTTCATAAGGATCATCCGATGCCAATGACTGATTTCCATGTCTCAGGGCCAACAAAGATTCGGTGGGGCGTAGGTGGCACAACTGGCGCTTTGGATGAGTTGGGATACACCGACAACGAGGATCTCATCCGGATTTCGGCTACAGACCACAAGCGCATGTTCAGCCGAAATGACCAAGGTGACATGGTTGGAGAAGTTGTTTTGAGCGGAACAACGTTCTCAATTGATTTCACTATGGTTTCGTGGGATCAAGATCAGCTTCAAAAGCTCATCAATGTTGTAAGGACTGCGGCTAACAATGGAGCCGTAACCGCTGAAGGTCTTTTTGCGACGGTTGGCGGATCTGTCAGAACTGGACCAGCGCGGCGAGATTTGCGACTCTCAATCGTTCCGAGCAGAGCCGGACAGATTTCGTACACATTCGATTCGTTGATGTTGGTGAGTGGTCCCGAATATCTTGACTTTGGAAACACGCTGAAGCGTATTGCGCTATCGTTCCAAACGATGGCTCCATCATCGGGAAACGCCGTCGCCACAACGGCACTTACGACATAAGGAAAACCAATGCCCGCGCAAGAAGTCAATGCCCAAGACGATTCATTCTGCTTCCTCTTCAAAATCGGAGAGGGCGAGTTCAAGTTCGATTCCCTTGTTTTTTCAAGCGTAATCATGGATCGAACGAAGGGCGACGAAGATCCTGAGCGGGATGTTGTTCTTGCGGCGATGCGAGAAGCGGCGATTGGAAGCATCGAGGGTGTCACAGAGCACCAATTGTTTGCCATGTCGCTTCGCATGACGCGGATGATGGGTCAATCGGGAAAAGAATGAAGGCGGCGGCTGTGTTTGCCGCTGCCTATGGATTCCCCCCAAGCCTGTGCCGCAACCCGGAGGAAGCATTGGGTCTGTTCCAAAACATTCGTTTCGCAATGGCAATCCGATCAGCGATTCAAGCGCGCGGCGTCGGTGTCTGCTTCTCACAAGATGCCAACGCTGAGCTTATGAAGGATTGCGGTGCACACCCGCGAGATGTCGCGCGGATGAAGCTTGACGCAATGCGCCAAAGAGGAGCATCGGAATGAACTTGGCGACGCAATCCCAAGTTCTTGCGGAGGTGCGTTCCAGGCTCGTGAGTACGATCGGCATTCCTATGAGCCGCGTATATCTCACGAGTGAGCCGCGATTTGCGGAGGCGATGGATTTCGCGATTCAGATTTCTCCGATTGCCGTGGGGATGCAGAACGAGATGAACCGTACGGGTCTTGGATTCGTGACGGAGCGTTTCAGTGTCACCACGTTCGTTCGGACAGCATCAGATAACGACATCAAGCAGTCACGACAACTTGTTGGCACAGATCATGGTGTGCTGTTCCGCCAAACCGCAATTCGCAAGGCTCTGATTCAGAACGATCTTGGCGGGATGCTCCAAATTCCGATCCGCTTTGTGTCCAGCGGGCCGATTCGCCAGGAGCCAAAGGCCAAGCACTACATGAGTGCGACCGACGTGTTCGTGTGCTCGTATGCGTTGGCCTGGCCTGTCGCGGGGTTGTTTCGGTATGGATGGAACTCTAGCACCCCGACCTGGGCGCAGCTCTCTGTGGAGAGATCGTTTCAAAACGCAACGTCCTATTCAATCGCTACCCCAATCCGTGGAGCGAATCCCCCATCGGAATATCTCTGGTTTGCGTTCCCCGATGACTTGCACTCAATGGGAGTCACGATCCGAACCACGGCTGGACTCGAGCCGTTCTACCGAACGGGATTCGCTCCGCCGGCGGGGCCATCTATCGGAACAATTTCTGAAGATGGAGTGACATACCATCTCTACAGGCGTGCTTTCCCGACAGTAGCATCCACACTCAACTATCAAGTGAACGCAGGATGAGCGACGTTCCGGTAAACATCGTCGAAGTTCGTATGATCGACGCCGCTCCAGATGGCGGCGGCGGAAGCGATTTCGGTCCGATGCTCGAGGCTCTTCGGGGCATTCAGATCAATGTCGGCAACATCAACAACAATGTTCGCGCGATCCTCGAGGTTTTGAGGCGGTGCTGCTCAGGAAGGGGCGGTGGAGGCGCTCTGGGGCCGCGGCCATCTGGAGGTGGCAGTACGGCGGCAACGGGATCGGCGCGACGCCTTGGGTCGCGTATGCGGTTTGCTGCGGATCTGATGGAATATCGCACCGCGGTCAGGCGCGGAGCCGCTCTTGGCGATGTGATGCGTCCTGAGCACTCAGAACTGCTAGCGCGTTTCCGAGCTGATCGTGAGGCAATGAGCGGAAGAGAACTCCGCGCTGCGATGAAGCTGCGTTCGATCGACTTGATGGGAGAGGGAATCGCGGGTCGGGCGACGGCGGCGGCAGAGCGTCAAGCTTTGCGAGATGCGATGCGAGCACAGCGGGAGCAGGCGCGCGCCGCGCGCGCAGAGCAAACCGCCACGCTTCGGACTGCGAGGAATCGCATGGCGAACAGCATGGCGAATCGGGTTGACGAGCTGCGACGTCGTGCACGAATGCCAGGAATGACGCCTGCGGGCTTGGGGTTGACCCCAGAAGAGCAGGCTGTGATGTCTGGGCAAGCAAGCCCGTCTGGTCTTCCTGGAACTCGGGCGCACTTCCGAAGCATCCGTGGAATCGTTGACCCGCTTCGCGTAGCCAACGCGCCCCCGACAGCACCGCCAGCTGCGGCGCCACGAATGACGCTGATTGGCGGCGTCATGCAGATCGTGACGGCGGTTGGAAGAGTCCTGAGTGTTGGCACGCTGATATTTGGCCTCGTCAGCAAGATCATGGGGGCACTCAAGGCGCTTTCTCAGGCGGCGATGCAGGAGCGTTCGCTCTTCTCTCGGATTGACCCAGTATTTGCGACGATGGAAGCGCAGTACATGATTGGTAATCTGAAGGCGCAAATGAATGTCGCGCGTAATCCAGCGGTGCGCGCGTCGGCCATTGAGTTCACGCAGGCGCAACTGGCAAGGCAACAGGCGCAGGTTCCTCTCAGGATCTTCGGCTCAACCATCCGAAACAAATTTGCATCGCAGTATGAGCGAGCCATGCTTGGTGTAGAGTTGATGTTCGGCGGAATGTTGACCGGGAGTGGCCAAAGTTTCTCGCAGGGATTTGGGTTGATGATCACATCTGCCTTGACCGCCTCTCCCGGAAC